GAGATGGGATATCTTAACGGGCGCCAGGAACCTGAGATGTTCGTGGCCGACTCGCCCCAGAGCGAGCAGGTGTTTGTGGCCGATAAGATCAGGCATAAGATCAGGCATGAATATGCGGGTACGCCGATTGATTATCGCGGGGCGTATAAGGCGGAAGTAGCGTAGAGGAAGGTTCACCGTTCACCGTTCACCGTCAGACAACGGATAACGGATAACGGACAACGGGTAACGAAATAAGGGGGATTTTATCATGAAAAAGTTTCTAAAACTGGGCCTGATGGCCCTGATGGTGGTTTTTCTGCTGGTGGGTGTGATGCCGCAAACGGGTCAGGCCGCGGAATACTGGAAGGCGAAGTATGAGCGGTTTTCGGCCACAATTGGTGAAACGCTGGCCACGGGAGACGTAGTATATATCAAAGGATCGGATGGGGAGGCATACAAGGCCGATGCGGACGATTCTGCTGCTCGGCCTGCGGTTGGCATTGTCGACAAAGGAGGCTCATCCGGTACAGCTGAGATCGTTGTCCGGGGAATCCTGGCCGGACAAACCGCGGCAAGCCCGGGGGCCAGATTGTTTCTTCATACAACCGCAGGGGCATTGAGTACCACAGCACCAACCAACGCACAGATGCTGGGGTTTGTGCTGCCCGGAACGGCTGGCAGCAGCACAACCTACTATATCAGCGTGGTGATCCCATCGAGTGCCGGCGCGGCCTATTGATAAAGAAGAAGTGCATATCAATAGAACGATAGTGCTCGGAGGGCTCATATTGATGCCCTTCTTTGTGATTCCGGTCAGCGGCATGCCCTTCAGGCTCTCCCGGGAGATCCTGGCCATCTGGATGGGTGTGGGGCTGGTTATGGCATTTACACCCAATTGGTGGCTGAGGGGCCTGCTCGGGCTGGCCCTGGCGCATCTGATCATACACCCGGCCAGCATCGCCTACTGGGATATGATGCTGCTGTGCGTATTTTGCGGGATCTATGGAGTTGTTCGGAAAATGAACGATGAATGGATACAATGGCTGCTCATGGGTGTTTGCCTGGTTGCAATGGTGCAGGCGGTGCTGATCTTTGTGCAGCTTGCCGGGCTCTGGAATTGCGCCTTCCCCGGCGGCGGGACCTATCCGCGGGGGATGTTCGCCAATAGCGGTGATGCCGGGGCGTTTCTGGCATTGAGCTGGCCGGCATTTATGCTTATGACCCGTAAACCAGGGAACAGATGCGCCCTGATCCGCACGTTTGGGACGATTGTTATTCTGTGTACGGTCGTCGCAACCGGATCTACTACACCATTTTTAGCCCTTATGAGCGGCATCTGCCTCTGGATACTGATTCAGCCGGCCTTGAAAGCATACCGCAGGTTATTGATTGCGGCGCTTTTAGTCCCGCTTATCGGAATGTTCTTGATCTGGGTGGATCCCATTAAGGGCACTTTGAAGGCCCTCCGCTGGCACCGATGGGATCGGACTATTATGTCGATCCAGGATAAGCCCTGGGGCTATGGACTGGGCTCGTATAAAGAGCTTTTTCCGGCTATGATGGCCAATGACCCACGGCTTCGGCATACAGAGCAGGCCCACAATGAGTACCTGCAGATGATCTTTGAGCTCGGTTGGCCGTTTTTGTTGCTGGTGGCGGGATTTTTCGCGAGTTTTATGCATTGGTTATTCGGACAACGGACAACGGACAACGGACAACGAACCGCCGCTTGCGGCCTGGTGATCCTGGCCGTGGGGTGTGCGGGTAATTTCTGGCTGCATCTGGCCGAGGTGGGGTTTCTGGCAATTTTTTGGTTAGCTATTTGGGATCGTACAGGAGGTAATTTTTATGGGAAATACGCGCAATAATCCAAGCGGGCAGCCCGCTACAAATCCGGCGGGAAACCCCAGGCCGCATGACGGCCGAGGCGGCGGTGAAGGAATGCCGGGCGGTGGAAGAGGAGGCCGGAATCCGGATCCCTGCCCTGAAGGCGGACCGGGAAGCGGGCAAGGTGGCGGACAGGGCGGCGGGAAAAACAGACCGTAGAAAACAGACGACAGAGGGCAGTCGATGCAGGAAATCTGTCATCTGTGATCTGTCATCTGTCATCTCTCCCCTGTGATCTGTCATCTGAATTGCGGAGCAAATTGTGAGCACACGGCAGGACTATTTAACGGCCATAGGCAATTTCGTCGGGGGTGACCTGCCCCTGGCTGAGGCAGAGCAGATCCTTGCAATCGGCCAGGCCATAAAGGCACACTCCAAGCATAAGCCACAGGTGATTGTGGAGGATGAGGACGGGGACGGCGGATTTGATTATGCAGTCAGCGCGCTTACCTCCTGGTCTGACGGATTTTCCGTGATCAAGCAGGTGGAATACCCGGTGGACGACACGGATCAGACGCCGGACATTCTCCAGGACGATGAATGGATGATCTATGAGAAGCCGACCGGCAAGGTCCTGCGCTTCAAGGAGGATAAGCCCACCGCGACTGAAGATTTCCGGGTGACCTATACGGCCCTGCACACCTGCACGGACAGCGCCTGTACGGTGAAGACCTTTGATGAGGAGGCGGTGCAGGCCCTGTGTGCGGCCTTTTTCTGCGACATGCTGGCTGCCTATTATGCGCAGAGTCAGGATTCCACTATCGATGCGGACAGTGTGGATCACACGAGCAGATCGCGCGAATATGCGGCCCGGGCCAAGACATATCGAAAAGCATATTTTGATCACCTGGGCATCAAGGAAGGCCGGGCACCGGCCGCGAGCGTGACACGGGATCAGGATAAGAAAGGGAGTTGGGCATCGGATAAGCTGACGCACAAAGCGAAGTACAGATGACAGAGGACAGAGGACAGATTGTTTGAACCCAAGTTAAAGGTCGATTTAAAGGACCTTGAAGAGTTGACACGGGAGTACCCGGAGATCTCGAAGGACGTGCGGATCTCCAAGCTCACCGAGGCCCTGAATCTGCTCGAGCGGGAGATCAAAAAAAAGACGCCTTACGGCGCCGGGCCGATTCATCTGAGGGACACGATACATGGGAAGGTAAGGGCTAGCGGGAAAAAGGTGATTGGAATTATAGGCACGCCCCTTCAGCATGGGGAGCCCGTGGAGCTGGGCACCAGGCCGCACTTTCCGCCCACCGGGCCGATACAGTTCTGGGTGGAAAAGAAACTGGGATACTCGGGCAAGGAGGCCGCGAGTGTAGCGTTTCTGATCGCCCGGGCTATATCGAAGCGGGGCACTAAGGGCGCAAAAATGTTTGAGGAGGGATTTGAGGAGGCGGAAACCAGGGTTGTGCGGATCCTGGAGGAGATACCGGGGGAGATCGTGAGGAGAATTTAGCCGCAGATCCACGCAGATGAACGCGGATAAGAATTAAAAAAATCTGTGTATATCTGTGTAAATCCGTGGCAAATCGCCATGTCATTAGCGAACATACGAGATCAGATCGAGACGATCCTGGGCGGGGTTTCCGGCATCGGCGTGGTGCATGATTATGATCGCTGGTCCGACACGTGGCCTAAGTTCCTGGCTCATTACAAGGATTCTAATGACAAGATCAACGGCTGGGCCATTACGCGGACCAAAACACCGGAGGAGCCGGACAGCTTTGAAAAGCATGCCCGGGACCATGAATTCACGATCCGGGGATACTATGGGCTGAAGGATGCGGATGCCAGCGAGATCGTATTCCAGGATCTTATAGAGGCTATCTGTACGGAGTTCAGGTCAAATTTTACGCTCAACTCTACGTGCGATGAGTCCGGACCCATGCAAGTAGACCTTGTCGAGAACCGCGTATTCGGCACTGTGCTATGCCACTATTGTGAGCTGTCAATCACGGCACGCGAACGCGTGACAAATGAATAGGAGGTAACCATGAAACCAGTCATAGTAACCAAGCCGCTCGGCAAATACCGGCCGGGTGATATTTTCACGCCGGCAAAAGATGCGCCGGTGGCCACCTGGATCCGCCGCGCGAAGGTCAGACCATTAACACCTGAAGAGCAAGAGGCCTGGGAGGCAAAACAGGCCAGGGAGAAAAAGAAGGACGAGCACTGGACGGATCCGATAAAGAATTTGCCACAAAGCCACAAAGACACGAAGAAAAAATAAGCTTAGTGCCTTAGTGCCTTGGTGGCTAGGTTAAAAAAATGATCTCAATCATTATCCCGGTACATAACGGCTACGAATATACGCAGATGTGTATTGATTCCATCAAGGAATGCACCGATAACAATCATGAAATAATCCTGGTGGATAACGGCTCCACGGACGAGACGGCCCTGCTCTCCAAGGCGCCAGATATGCAATACGACCGATGTATCATAAACGAGGAAAACCTGGGCTTTCCAAAGGCCGTTAACCAGGGAGTGAAGGCTGCAAAAGGGGACTATGTCTGCATCCTGAACAACGATGTGATCGTGACGCCGAATTGGCTGAACAGATTGATGGCTCACCTGGAGGGCGGATTTGATGCGGTTGGCCCGTGCTCGAATTTCGTGGCCGGGGCACAGAGGGTGCAGATCGGCACGTATGATAATCAGGAGGAGCTCCACGCCCAGGCAGAGAGTTTCTATGAGAAAAACGCAGGAACATGCGAGCCGGTGAACTGGATCATCGGGTTTTGTATGGTGCTGAAAAAAGAGCTCTTTATCGAGCTGGGGGGCTTTGATGAGGATTACGGGCTGGGAAATTCCGAGGATATCGATTTCTGCTTTAAGGCGAAAAAGACAGGGTGCCGCATAGGCATAGCACGGGATGTTTATATCCATCATTTCGGCCACGTCACTCACGAGATTCTGGAGCTCGACATAGCTGCGCTTGTAGCGGAGAACAATAAAAAGTTTTACGAGAAATGGGGGCAGGAGGCTGAAGAGCTGCTGGTAGGGCAAACAGAAATTAAAGCCACCACAAAACCGGCGGGTAAACCCGGCCTCCGGCCTGTAGGGGCCTACGCCCCGGAGGGACTGCGGATCCTGGTGGGGACATATTTTTTGAATAAGCCGCAGGGGACCCAGACGTGGACGTACACGCTGATTCAGGCCCTGCGCAGGCGCGGCCATGAGGTAGTGGCACTCACGTTTGCCCCGGGCTACGTATCTGGCTTGTTAGGGGAGGATAAGGGCATCGTGGTTTGGCGCCCCGGCGGTAGACCCCCCCACGACCGCGACTTTGATCTTACGATCACGAATCATTATCCGGTTTTAAGGTATATCCGTGGGGCATCAGCGGTGAAGAGCGGGCCGATAGTGCATTTTGTGCATGGGGTTGGCCCAAAGAAAGAGCAGCCGGTTAGCGGAGCGGATTACTACGTGGCAGTGTCCGAGGAGGTCAAGGCCCACGTAGAGGGGAAGGGTTACAAGGTGTCGGCAGTGATACCGAATTTCGTTGATCTCAACAGGTTCAAGAAAGGCCCTGCACTGAATAGTTCAGTCCGGTCAATTTTCTACGTCTCTCACTATCAACAGATGGCCGAGATGATAGAGAATGTCTGTAAATCCCGGGGGATAACTTTATACACATCCGCCCCGGTCGGTCGGGCCATGTTTGTTGAGGAGATTATGTGGAAGTCCGATGTTGTCATAACCCTGGGGCGTGGGATCTGTGAGGCGATGGCCTGCGGCAGGGCAGCCTTCGTTGGTGATCATTCACCTGTAATCGGCCGGCCTATCGGGGATGGTTTTATCACCGGGCGCAATTTCCGTGAGAGCATGAAGTTTAATTTTAACGGAAAACGATTCCAGCTGCCATTCGATGAGAAGATGTTGAGCGAGCAACTTGACCGCTATACGCCGGCGATGGGGGAAGTAAACAGAGGTCTTGCCGAGGGGCTTCTCGATGTCGAGGCAGCCATCGACAGGATTTTCGAGCTTGCTTTAAAAGACCCGCCACAAAGGCACGAAGGCACAAAGAAGAAAATTAAAAAAACTTAGCGTCTTCGTGTCTTAGTGGCAAAGATTAAAATGAAAAAAATCACCAACATCAAACTGGCCATTGGCAGGCCGCTTAATTTCCCGATGGTATACGCGGGATATCACGATGCATTTCTCCGGCTGGAGATGCTCCAGGATTTTATCCACCTGAGCTCAAACGCCGATTCCATCATCGCGATGCGCAATGACCTCGTGGTCCAGGCACGGGGGGCCGGGGCATCGCATCTGATCCAGATGGACGTGGATATGAGCTATCACCCGCAGACCATTACCCGGCTGCTCTCCCACAGACTGCCGGTTGTTGGGGCACTGGCTTTCCGGCGCTGGCCGCCCTTTGATCCCCTGATGATGCGGGGCAGGATAAATCGCTATAAGAATGTGGAGCACTGGGAGAAGGATGAGCTGGTCGAGGTGGATGCCACGGGTGCAGGTTGCCTGTTGTGCAGCATGGAGGTTTTTGATGCGATCGAGCCGCCCTGGTTCGAGCCGACGCCCAGTCCCTCGGGTGAGCGGGGTCATGTGGGGGAGGATTTCGCCTTTTGCACGAAACTCAAGGAGGCCGGTTATGACATATTTGTGGACACGGCCGTGCCGGCCGGCCATCTGACATTCTTTGTGGTGACAGAGGAAACGTGGCGGCTGTATACGGGACTGAAGAAAATACAAGGCAAGGATCGCCACAAAGACACTAAGTCACAAAGAAAAAAATTGTAAAAACTTAGTGCCTTTGTGCCTTAGTGGCAAATTTTATAAAAGGAGGAAAGAATCATGGTAAAATCAGGAAAAATATCAAGGGTAAAGAAGGGGGCCAATGTGGTTGCCGAGCTCGGCGTATGGTCCCTGGACGGGATGACCACCGAGACCATAGAGCACGACTGCTTTGAGGATGACTTCAAACATTACTTATTCGGGATTGGGGATTTCGGGGCCATATCGTTCAGCGGAAACTATGACCCGGACGATACCGATGGGCAGGTGGCGGTTGAGAGCGCATGGAAGGAGAAGACTCTTGTGACGGATCTCTATTTTTTCATTGATAATACCAGCTACTGGGCAGCTGATCTGACCAATGACTCGAGCTCAGGAATACTGATTACCTCATATGGGGGCGTCACATTCGAGAAGAGCGCAGTGGGCAAGGTGGCCTTTAGCGCCAAGGTGACCGGCCAGATGGTACTTGTGTAATTTTTTGCCACCGATTTACACAGATAAACACAGATATTTTTTATTCTTAATCCGCGGTAATCTGCGTTCATCCGCGGCTAAAGGGAGGTGATTTTTGTGAAATTTGATCTGGATAACCTCAACCCGGGTACCCGGTTTGATTTTCCGGACAGCGATGCATGGGTATGCCTGCGTACCTGTGCAGGGGACGACCTGAAAGCGATCCACAAGCAGAGCAGAAAAAAAAAGATTGAGTACCGGAGGGGACAGCGCTTCGAGTACCAGCAGATCGATGAAGAGCTGGAGTCCAGGCTCCTGTGGGATTTTTGTATCACGGATTGGGGAGAGATGGTCGACAAGCATAAGAAACCCATTGCCTGCAATGTGGAGATGAAAGTTCTCCTGATGGGCAAATCCGTGGTCTTCTCCAGCCATGTCGTGGAGTGCCTGGATAAGCTCAATCAGGCCGAGGCCCGGGATGAGGAGAAGCGGGGAAAAAACTCCTCGAGCTCGCAGAATGGCTCAGAGAAAAGCCAAGCTGCGAGGGCTGCAGAGTAATCTGGCATAAGAGAGGTCAGGAGCCACCGTGTGATACCTGTATGCCCGAGGTCGCCCCGGAAGACCAGGAGATAGTCAGGGTCTATCAACACGTGCAGGGCCAGGTTATAGCAGGAAGCGACAAGCGCATGCACCTCAATTATATGGCTGTGAAGATGGTCATGGATCTTTACGGCATCCGGGATCAGAAGCGATGCTTTGAGCAGGTCGTGAAGTTGTTTAAGCATTTTGATACTTGAAACTGGATACTCGAAACTTTGCCTTCTCTTTCCAGTTTCCAGTTTCAAGTTTCCAGTTTCAACTATTATGGCCAATCAATTAAAATTAGAAATCACGGTCGATGACAGGGGCAGTGCGGTTGTCAAAGGCTTTGGCAAGAGTACCGAGGATTCTTTTAAGAAGGCGGGCGCCGGAAGCGACGAGATGAAGACCAGGCTCGCGGCCGCCACGGAAAAGCTCGGGTCTATGACGAGCAAGGCCGCCGAGACCGCGGCCAAGGTCACCGCCCTGGGCGTGGCCTTTGCCGGGGCCGCCGCGGCCTTTGTACTAAAGGGGGCTATACAGGAATTTACCGCGTTTGAGACCGCGCTCCACGATATGGGCAAGGTCACGGATGAGAGCTTTGAGTCGATCAAACAAAGAATTCGGGGCCTGGATCCGGAGCTGGGCTCTGCTACAGACCTTGTAAAGGGTTACTACGCCACGATCTCCGCCGGGGTTACTGAACCTAAGGCCGCCATCGATCTGCTGACAGAGGCCTCAAAAATGGGCCAGGCTGCACATATGGAGCAATCGGCCACCATCGAGGCACTTACCAAGTTTATGGCCGGCTACAAGGGCGAGGTTGAGAGCGCATCCGAGGCCGCGGACTGGTTCTTTACCGTGGAGAAGATGGGCCAGACCAAGGTGGCTGAGCTTATTCCCGTGGTCGGCTCTCTGGCAGCCATGTCCAAGGATCTGAATATAAAGCAGGATGAGCTCGGCGGCGCCCTGGCCCTGGTAACCCAGACCGCCGGGTCCACCGCAGAGGCGGCCACCCAATATCAGAGCATATTGACCGGGCTCATGAAGCCGACCAAGGACATGATCGAGGCCCAGCGTTCAATGGGCTATGAGAGCGCGGCGGCCATGATCGAGCAGGAAGGCCTTGCCGGAAGCCTGAAAAAACTCACCGAATATACCGGTGGCTCTGCAGAGAAGATGGCCGGCCTCTTTGGCAGGGTGGAGGCTATCAAGGGAATGAGCGCCTTAGCAGCCGATGACTTTGCGACCTTGACTGAAAACGTCGCAGCAATGGGTGAGAAGACCGGCGCATCCGCAGATGCATGGGAGGACTACAAGAGCACCCTCTCCGCCATCTGGGATACGTTCAAGAACACCGTGGGCAATCAGCTCATCATGATCGGTGAGAAGCTCGCACCTGCCATCAAGGATGTGGTGGATGCCGTGGGCGGCTGGCTCAACCAGAATCAGGAATTGATCACCCAGAAGATCGGGGGCTATATCGAGAAGGTGATTCCGATAGTTACGGCATTGGCCGATAATATCGATATCCTAACAGGAATTGTCGGCGCAGTCGGCAACGCCTTCTTTGTGGTGGGCGACACCATTGCAAAGGTTGCGGTCAAGCTTGTGGAGTTCTACGAGAAGGTTCAGAAAATCGTATCCAAGCCCGTCAAATGGGTGATGCAATTCCTGGGTAAGGGCTCGACGGAAAAGCCTCTGACCGAAAAGATAACCGAGCTGACCAGGGCTGTATGGAGCTTCGGTGACTACATCGAAAAATCGAGCCCCACCTATACAATCGATGCCGTCCCGGCCGTCAAGGCCCTGGATGAGGTAAAGCAGACCGCCGAGGACTATGCCGAATATGAGAAAGGCCTCTGGCAGGAAGGAACAGATGCAATTGAGGTGACTGCCGCGGATCGCCTGCATGCATATGAGTCCATGTACCGGGATCTGCGGGATTATGAAAATGACTATTATGCCGTGCAAGAACTGCTCATCGAGGAGCAGAGACAGAAATATATAGAGCTGACAGGCGACATGGTTGCGGCCGATGCATGGGCCGCCCAGGAGCATGAGAGACTTGCGCGGGAGAAGACCCTGGCATCCGATTCCTTTTTTGCCGGCATGAAGGTGGGCTGGCAGGACATGGTGGACGAGCAGACCACCTGGGCAGAGCATGGAAAGCTGCTCTTCGATGATGTGCGGGGTGCATGGCAAACCAGCGTAAATCAGATGGTCGGCGACTTTATCCGCGGCGAGGAGGATAAGCGCACGGTTGCCGAGGTGACAAGAGACATGCTCACCGATATCGCCGGGCAGACCTCGACCCGGATGTTTAATGCGGCTATTGACAAGACAATACAGATGATCGGCGTACTGATAGCGGAAGGTGCGGCCGGGGCAGGTGCCTCGGGTTCCCTAAAGGGAGGCGTTACCGGCGCCCTTACCGAGATTGGCATCTATCTGGGCGCCGGTGTTGCGGCCATGCTTGCCGGCAGGACGATGGCGGAGCAATTCCACGCCGGCGGAGGATGGATTGGGAGGCATCCTGGAGGCGGCATGGTCGATGAAGGCTCCCATATAATAGATGATGTTCTCCTCGGCTATACGCCCGGTGTGAGGCATATGGGCATGGGCGGGGAATTTATGGTCAACAAAGAATCCACTGCAAGAAACAGAGGGCTCCTCGAACTGATCAACAAGGACAAGGGAATGATGACAGGCGGGTATCTGGCGAGAACCTATGATGAGGGAGGGCCGGTTATTCCCTGGGAGCCTGCGGCAGATGCCCTGGCCATCGGGGGGATGATGTCATTCCTGCACGGCTGGTATAAGGGTGCCGGGCCGGTAACCGGGCTGGCAGAGCTGGGCACCTTCATGGCCGTGGCCATACCGGCCATGTTTGCCGGGAAGCTCGTGGCCAGCCAGTTTCACGGCCTGGGTGATTTCCTGAGCGCACCGCTCAGCCCGATTACAGAAGGCCTTGATTTCATCGGGGATACCCTGCCCGGCCCGCTTGGAGATATTGTGGAGGCTATGGGCGACACGGCCGTGGGCAAGCTTGAGGCCATAAGTAACTATCTGGACTATCGGACCGGCATGATGCTGGATCCTGATAAGATGTGGGAGATGATCAAGGATCTTATCCGCACGCCGCTGGAGGCCGTAGCCAAGGACCTGGTGACCCCCAACATGTATTACTCCGATCCCCTGGACACCATAAGCAATATTGTGGACTACATCAAGGGCGAGGCCTTTCAGGCGGAACAGGATTTGATCGGGGAGCTTGTCAGCTTCGAGAAGGGTGGCAAGATGCGCAGAGATGGGATTATTTACGCCCATGAAGATGAACGGATCCTGACAAAAGCGGAAACCAGGAAATACGAGAGACAGGACAGATACGCACCACAGCCTGTCTATATCACCATCGAGCTGGATGGCGAGAAGATGGCAGAGTGGATGTATGAGGCCGGGAAAGAGGGACGAGTACAGATACACGAGAGGGCGTTGCCGGATTAGAATTTTCCATATATGCTAGCTGTTAGGTTTCTTATATGAAGAAAAGATATTGGAAAACACCAACAGATTTCATGGAAAGATTGCAAGCGGAATTCAACTTTGATTTTGATCCATGCCCATATCCAAGACCCCCCCCATTTCGATGGTCTTACAGTATCATGGGGAAAAAGTAATTGGGTAAATCCGCCGTTCATTGGCGGGGTTATGGCATGGGCAAAAAAAGCTGTCGATGAACGTGGTAACGGTAAACTGAGCGTGCTTATATTACCAACTTATCAGAGTAGAGTAATAAAATATTTAGGTGATAATGGTGCTGAAATAAGATACGCAGGCACTCCTGAGTGGAGAGCCCTGGAATCTGTTATTTGTCTTAAGACCTAACCAGTCGCTCCACTCGACCGAAAAAAGCACCGGCGAACCGGGGCATAGACGAGAATGAATTTTAAATCATCAAATATTTTCGGATTAATTGTCGAGCAGGTTCAGTCATCGGGCGGCCCTGCTCCCATCCCTCGACTGTCCGGGGAGATACAGCGGCGATATCTGCCAGGTCTGAGACCGACAATGCGAGGAATTTGCGGAGGGGTTGAACATCCTCGGGACCGTCGATTTTTAATTGATCCCGATAAAATCCGGCACGGTATCCGGTTTGTAAATCACGGCGATACTCACCATCCCGACAATTCATCCATTGCTCATGTTCCTCGGGAGTGCCAAAATTCTCACCATGATATAATCTGCGCAGCCCGCGCTGGAATCCATACCAAAAATCGGAGCGGTCGGGGACAACCTCCTGAAACGTTTTTGCCATTGCCATCAATGAGCGGAATTGTTTTTGGTCCATTTTCATACCTCCATTATATCCAATTATTAATCTCCATCCTCTGTGTCTCCAAATCCCTGGCCAATACCCCGGCGATATGGTTCACGGCAGGTGGTTGCATCGATTTTGTCCATCGATTGCAATTCCTCTGGCGTCTCATAGGTATAATTTTTCAGATTTTCTGGATCAACCATGCTTTCATCTCGAGTTACAGATTGGATATTACGGCCAGGATATCCATCATCCCCGCGGATGAGAGAAATACTCTGTATATCACCGTCATCAAACTTAACAAACCCGGATGTGTCATTTATGCCGTGACAAGATTCAATTATGCCTGTTTTTTTAACCCATTTTCCACCAGAGGAAATGCCGTCCTCATCTTGATATGTCCCACGTTTCAATTCAGCGCTGACACGATCACCAATCTCAAAAACCTCTACCTCTGCAACCTCCTCGGAAACTATTTTATTTGCATGGATGGGCAGGCCCCATCCAGCACGGAAATCAGTCCCGAGGGCTACGAATGTGGTAATGATGTTATCAGGCTCATCGACATTCTGGGGGGTTGTTTTAACGATGTGCATTTGAATTTTTCTCATTTTCTCCTCCTGTTTTATTGTTTGATTATAATATACTCACTATGCGTATGCTTGTCAAGAAAAAAATGCACTTTTTCCAAAAAAAAGCAAAAAAATATTGTAATGAAATCAGCTACTTACAGAAGACTAAAAAATAATTTATGGTAATGCTAATACGCAAAAAGAGTACAAGGCACAGACATTTAAGGAAAACAGGGGTTTGTAAGTGATTGATATTGTTGATAAAATAGAGGCAAGAAAAAAGATTAAGTCGGGAAATGGGCATTTCGAGAAAATAGCCGATAATGCCAATAATATCAATAACTTACATAAGGACATGGAGCGGTTTAAAAAAATCGTAGGTAGGAATACACAGGCCCATCAATGATCGTTGATTGTGGGGCAAATATGGGCCTCGTTTAAGATTGGCAATGAAAATAAAATTGCCTAACAAATCGCTCAACTCCGACCCTCATCCCGCTGGGTGGGATTCGGGCGGGTTAGCTTAGCGCTAGGGTTTTAGATTTTAGATTTGCGATTTTCGATTTAAAAATCGGCAATCAAAAATCGGCAATTAACATGAGTAATATCCTTTTCTTATATGACAACCTGCTTGATATCGCCGCATTGACGGAGAGCTCGGAGGCGACCGGGTTTCCGGTGGAAAATATCCAGCATCCGTTTCGCAGCAAGGTATGGCGCACAGAGGACGCCACAGCGGGCACGGCCAACGTGGTGATCGATCACGGCGCCGCAAAGGCCGTTAACTGCATTGCCCTGGCCAATTATAACTGGGCATCCGCCCCGGGAACGCTGGACCTGGAATTTAACGCGACCGACGCATGGGAAGACCCGAGCCCGAGCGAAACCGAGGCCCTTACATGGGCGGCCAATCCCACGGCAAACGGCAATCCCGGGATCATCGTCAAGACGTTTGCGAGCAAATCATACCAATATAACCGGCTGAACGTGGTTTACTCTCCCGGGGCCACGCCCACGGACTGGGACCTGGGAAGGGTATTTGTAGGCACCTATTTCGAGCCTGCCAAAAACCGCCTGGCCGGAGGCATCGAGCAGGAATTTATCGATGCGTCTTATGTAAGCAGAACAGCGGAGGGCCAGGAACACAGCGATGAAATCCCCATATACCGGGAGAAACGCTTTTCCTTTATCCTGGAGACCCAGGCCCAATGGGAATTATTCCAGAAGATGTTCAATAGCGTGGGCATATTCAAGGATTTTTTTCTTGCCATCAATTACGACAACGAGCCTGATGAGATGACATGGTACGGCAAATTTGCATCCATTCCGGAGATGAGTCGGATCCCCGTATCATATTTCAGGCTGGATTGTGCATTCAGGGAATCGAGGTAAGGAGGTTCAATGATGAACCTCCGTTATCCGTTGTCCGTTATCCGTTGTCCGACGGTGAACGATGAACGGTGAACGCTAAATTATGGGCGACACAACCACATTTGCCGCATTGATTGCAGAGCCGAGCAGCGAGAAAATCTTCCTTGCGGAGATAAATCCCGCCGAGCATCTGCTGGGCTGGACCCTGACCGACGGCCGAACCAACACATACGAGATCATCTTCCTCAATGAAGTGATCACCCTTGCGGATGACAGCACAGAGACGCTCAGAAAGGTGGTCTCAAGCGTTGAAGAAGATGGTACGGCCCTTACGAAAACCGCGCCGAACCTTGATTTTGTCGAGGCAATTCCCGGAACCTGGTGGCAGAACACCGCCAATGGAAAATTGTACATCCACACCTCGGGAAGCGATGATCCGAAAGGCTACACCATTGTCGGCTTTTTCTGGCTCTATTTCGCGACAAAGGGAATCATCCTGAATAGTAGATATTATGAGCCATATATTGCACAGCGGGGCATACCGGGCCTGCGCCAGTCCAACCCCAATCTTTACTGGGGTGTCATCTCCATCAGCGGGGGCAACCTGGTGCTCCTGAATAACAGGGGATATTTCGATCAGATTGCCAGGAAATTCATCTGGATCGATAAGACGGTTAAAATCCTCCTTGGCGGAGACAGCCTGCCGTATGGGGAATACGAGCTGCTCTACACCCAGAAGATCCTGGATAAGGTCTTCTCCCGCAGAAAGTTCCAGCTCAAGATAGCCTCCCCCACTTTTGGCCTGCTCAGGACGGTGCCTATCAATAAATTCTGGACAGACGATTATCCCGATCTGGACCCTGCAGCGGAAGGCCGGCCCATACCCTATTATTACGGCACATACACTGCCCAGCAGGCACCCATTGCTACATGCATCGACACGGCCTACGACACGAATCAATATCAATTCAAGATGTGCGATCATGCCATCAAGAGCATCACCCAGGTTTATATCGATTATAATGACGGCGCCGGATGGCAGACCATAGCCCATGCAAATGAGGATCTTGCCAATGCCAAGTTCACCATCACAAGCGCCGATTTTAAGGTCGGCACAACCCGGGTAAAGGTTGCCTTTGAGGGCAAGGCCAGCGGAGGCAACGTAATTGAGGGCGCCCCTGAGATAGCTGAGGATTTCCTCGAGGATATACTCGGCTATGCCTCCGCCGATCTTAACGCGGCTTCTTTCACCGCCTCCAGGGCCGAGAGCGATGTCGTGCTTAATGTACCCATTGAAAAAGAGACATCCGCACTTAAGATTATTGAGACTATTACCAAATCCGACCTGGCGTTTTTTGATGAAGATGAGAGCGGGCTCTTCCGGTATAGATCATGGATACCCTATATCGGGGGCACATACTCGGAGCTGGATGAAACCGATTTCCTGGGCATCCCCGAGATAAAAGAAGACAGCAAACAATTATACTACCAGATCCGTATCGGATACGCCTATTCCTGCGCGCTCCGGGAGCATCAATATCATGAGGAAAGCGACCTTGAAAGCCGATATAAATACGGGCGCCAGGAGCGCCTGCTTCTCAATACCTACATCCGATCACAGAGTGATGCCCTAACCCTGGCGCAACGATTGAGGCTATTGCTGAAAGATTCCAGCCCGGAGTTGAAAGTAGGGTTAAAATTGCCGGTTATTGACCGGCTGATCGGCGATAAGCTCAGGATTAGCCTGGCCAGGGCTCCTTTTGAAAGCGCAACGGGCTGGAGCAAAAGATATTTTGAGATAATCGGAAGAGCCATGTCATATTTTCCGGTAAAAAGCACGCTCAAGCTGATAGATCTGCGGGAATTCGGAATCGGCGTGGGATTCTGGACCGATGACAGTGCCCCTGCATGGGGATCGGCCGAGGATAGCGATAAGGCATCTGATGGCTACTGGCTCGATGACGATGGATATGCAGATCCGGGGGAGCCGGACTCCCATATGGTCTCGCGTTACTGGTAGGCAGGGAGGGGGTGAAAAATGGCTATATCCACAGTTTCAGTTGGGGGTGCGACTAAGGGCAGCCAGATTAATGAGATTATCGGCGTCCTGAATGGCACCAACAGCGCCCCTACCGTACCCGCTGCCACTGGTACGGCCATGTGGTTTCATCAGGATACGGCCCCGGTCGAATGGTCTATCGATGGCACTCCCGGTGATGACCTACTGGCCGTAAAGGGTGGCTCTAAGGCATATGATGCAGCCGGCGGCACCGGGGCAGGGACGTGGACAGTTGCCGGGCTGACCAAGGATGCGCATACGCATACAGGCCCAGAGCATAACCATAAATGGGGATATTCAGCGGCAGATAACGGTTTGCAAACTTACGCAAGTGATGGCGTAACACCACTCGAGTTTGCTGATGATTTCAGCCAGAAACTAGGAGACGGCGACAATGTAATGCCACTTGAAAGTAAAACAGCTAGTACAAATTTTTATACTGTAAAAGGCGGTACTGGTGTTACCGGTGCTCAGTCAGATGCTGGAATTTCATCTGCTGGAACCTGGCGACCAAAGGCAAGATTAGGGATCATATGCACAAAAGATTAGCCTAGGAGATTTCATGCAAGACACATGCAAAGAAGATTGTAAAATCTACAAAAAGCTCAAATTAAAATCTGTGGAAGAGTGTCCGAATTTCATCTTAAGCACCTGGGTCAATGACAAAGATGAAACCAAGCTGACCAAGGATTGTATCCCTGTAAGAACATCTTTGAGGCAGGCGGAATTTCACAACAGGTTAATAGCAATACAAAAGGCCATTGAGCAATTAAGAAATGAGACACTCTGGGTACAGGTCGTTGCGGAAATACTGGGTAAAAATTCAGGTATTAATTTAGAAGCTTTCGTTAAAGAGAGACAAAGGCTTATCAATCTCAAACAACTTGAAATAGTAAATAATGAGAAGATTTAGAGGATCTGTTAGAAAGATTATGCCTTGCCCGAAATGCCATAAGCAAATGATGTTTGTAAAAGGAGATGGCTGGCGGTGCTTTCACTGCGGATGGCCTGAGGCATCGTAACGAAAGTTTAAATGGAATTATTAGTAAGAATTTCGCTCGGGTGAAAAAAAGGCTTTAAAGAGCCCTTTTTCACCCGTTTAAATGGCCATTAAATTGAGTTTTAAACGGCCATAATCGCTCTTTATTCTAACCTAAATAACCTGTCGATTCAGGCCTTCTGAGTCGGACAGGTTTTTTGCGCCCAAATTCAGTTTTCCCCAGCTCAGTCGCAAGTTACGCGCGAACGAGTCGCAAGTTACGCGCGAATGTGAAATATCTAAAGGAAAAGGGGGTATGGAAGGCCAAGCATACTGCATGGAACAATGATCGCCTTGAACATCTGAGAAAGGTGCAAAGGGCATGGGATAAGGCGAGAGAGGTGGCAGAGGCCAAAAAGATGAAATCCAAGGTGTGG